TCAAAAGGCTTACGAGGAAGACGTACTTTTGAGTGGATTTGGACAAGCGCCAACAAAAACTGAAGGTGGAGCCGTCTCTTACGACAGCGCAAGCCAACAGTGGACTGCGCGTTACCAGCACGAAACCGTCGCCTTGGCGTTCTCAATCACTGAGGAAGCTGAAGAAGATGGTCAGTATGGTTCGCTGGCTTCGCGCTACACAAAGGCGCTGGCACGTTCAATGGCATCGACCAAAGAGATCAAGGCCGCTAACGTCTTGAATAACGCTCAAACCGCTGGATTTACTGGTGGTGACGGTCAAACTTTGTTGAGTGCATCGCACCCAACACAGAACGGCAACCAGTCCAACGTGCTTGCCACGGCGGCTGATCTGTCCGAAACATCTCTTGAGTCGATCCTGATTAACATCAGCGACATGAAAGATGATCGTGGCCTTCGCATTGCGGCACAGGGTATGCAATTGGTTATTCCAACTGCTTATCAATTTACCGCAGAGCGCCTGTTGGAATCAGCATTGCGACCAAGCACTGCCGATAACGACATCAACGCGATTAAGGCTGGTGGTTATCTGCCACAGGGCTATCACATCATGCGCCGTCTGACTGATGCTGATGCGTTCTTTATTAAAACTGACGTTCCAGATGGCCTGAAGCACTTCACCCGTTCAGCAATGAAAAAGGGTATGGAAGGCGACTTTGAGACTGGCAACGTCCGTTACAAGGTACGCGAAAGATATAGCTTTGGCTTCACCGATTGGAGGGCCTTATTTGGGACCGAAGGCGCAGCATAAAAAACCCACTCTCCTCTTCCTTGTTGGGCAACTGGGGCGGTCTTCGGATCGCCCTTTCTTTTTGTTCAGACCTGTTGTATTGTGCCGACATCCCTGACAGCCGCACAATGTGGCTGACACTTGCCACGACAGGAGATCATCATGGCTAATACAACATTCACAGGCCCAGTACGGTCTGAAAATGGCTTTCAAGACATTACGAAAAACACAACAACAGGCGCTGTCACAAGCACAATGACGCTTCAAACATATGAAGCAACCATAACTGTTGCAAATGGCGCAACGACAGGTAAAGAAGCGGCCATTGGTATTCCAGTGAACTTTATCCCTATGGGCGTAACTATTGCAGTGACCACTGCGGCTGCAAATGCAGTTAATCTTCAAGACATTGGTACTGATGCAGATACAGATGGTTATGTAGACGGCATTAGTGTTGCAGTTAACAGCGTAGGATTTAAAGGCTTCTTTGGATGCAACGGTGTGTTGGGAATGTCAGGCTTTACGACAGGCGCAAGTGGCCTTGTAGGCGATGAAGTTGAACTTGTTGTGTCAGGTGATCCCGGTGGTGATACAGTAATTGTTCTAAAATTCTTTGGAATATCTAGCTCTTCGGATGCATCTTAATTGGTGGGGCTTCGGCTCCACCAGTAATTCATAGGAGGGTCATAGATGCCTAACATTACAAGCATAAAAACGATTACTGAAAACACCAGTGAAGTAGTCATGGCATTCCAATTGCAATATGTTGATACTGGCGATGAAGATGCCGTGAAAAAAGTTGATGTCTCAACTCTGGCAAAAAATGCAAACGGTGCGTCTTGCAATTCGGTAAGTCTCTTGGAGTGCTGGTGGATAATCCAAGGCATGACAGTCATGGTGGAAGCAGACGCAAGCACAGATGTCATTATGATGCATATGGCTGCTGATGATATTGGATATCAAGACTTCAGCAAGTTTGGTGGATTGCCATCAACTGTAGAATATGGAAGCACAACTGGTGATGTCCTGTTCACAACAACTGGCCTTGGGGCCGCTGGCGATACATATAATATCGTCATGCGGATGAAAAAACATTACGCATAGGATTGCTTCATGGCGACTTCAGATACAGTAGCGTTTCGCCCAGATGTTGAAGAAATCATCGCAGAGGCATTTGAGCGGTGTGGGATCGATCCGCAAACCCAAACAGGTTACAAGGCTGTGTCTGCACGGCGCAGCCTAAACCTGTTGTTTAGTGAGTGGGCCAACAGAGGCATCAATTACTGGGCAGTGGAGCAAAGAACCCTGACGTTGGTAAAAGACCAGACAACGCCGTACACGCTTCCTGCTGGCACCATCGACATTATGGACGCCGTCATTAGAGATAGCGCAGGCACAGACACGTCCGATCAAATTATTAATCGTGTGTCTATTGCAGATTATAACCAACTGCCAAACAAAACATCTTCGGGAAAGCCATCACAGTATATGCTGGACAAGCAATATACGCCGCTGATTTACATATGGCAAATACCAGACGTGACCACATACAGCTTGAATTATTGGTCAGTAAACCAGCTAGATGACATCACAGCCAGCAATCAAGACGCTGATGTACCGTACCGCTGGAGCGACTGCATATGCGCGGGGCTGGCAAGCAAGCTGGCGCTAAAAAACGCTCCAGACAGGTTTCAAGTGTTAAACGAAATCTACGAAAGGGCATTCACGTTTGCGGCAGCGTCAGATAATGATGGCGTAAGTCTGAGGGTTCAGCCAACTGCGCTGAATTTATATTAATGGCAAAATACGCACGGGGCAAAAAATCTCAAGCGATAAGCGATAGAAGTGGCCTTCGGGTTCCCTATACGCAATTAAAAACGACTTGGGACGGCCTGCGCGTATCACCAGAAGATTGGGAGCCAAAAAACCCACAATTAACGCCTGCTAAAAATGTTGTTGATGCCACGGCCTTGTTTAATCCACGGCCAGACAACGACCCCGAAAATGTCGAAATATTTATTGGATTTAATTTCGACCCCTTTATAGACCCCCGCAAAAAACCGGGAGTTGGCGTCGATGGCACCGCTTTTGTTGGTTTTTCAACCTTAAATATTAATACAAATTTTAGTGCAACTGGCGTTGGTGGAACAGGAAGTGTTGGTGGGGAAGAAGTAGAGCTTGATCCTTCTGTAAGTGGTATTTCTGGAACTGGCGGTGTTGCGGTTGATCCTGCTCAAGTTGTCACGCTGGCAGTGACAGTGCAAAATGTTGGTGGGGCAAACAAATACTTCATCGCTGGCGTTCAGCAAGACACGCTGGAATTGATGGAAAGCAGAACGTACCGATTCGATCAAAGTGCGTCCTCCAATAATGGGCATCCACTAAGATTCAGCACCATTCCAAACGGGACGCACGCTGGGGGAAGTGAATACACCACAGGAGTGACAACTTCTGGAACACCGGGGAATGCTGGAGCTTACACCCAAATAGTTGTCGCAAATTCTGCACCAACCCTCTATTACTATTGTTCGGTACATAGTGGGATGGGAGGAACGGCTAACACACCACCATTTGCTTCTGTTTCCATAGAATTAGAAAATACATCCTTAACAGGAGTGGCTGGTGTTGGTGGTGTTGGTGATGAAATTCCTGCTGTTCATGTGACAGGAGTTTCCGCAAGCGGTGGCACAGGATCAGTCGGCGTTGAGACCCCATCAGTCATGCCAACACCAAATGGTGTATCTGGCACAGGAGCGGTTGGTGTTGAAACACCAGAGCTATCAATTTCTGAAACTGGCGTTGGAAGCACAGGCGGTGTTGGAAACATAACCGAAGAAGGCACTGAAGATGCGACTGGTGTTTCTGGAACAGGAGCAATCGGTACAGAAATTCCAGAAATGTCAGAAGCTGTTTCTGGGTTGGCTGGCAATGGCGGCGTTGGAACGTCTAGCTTTGAATTAACCAAACCTCAATCTGGCGTGTCTGGAAGCGGTGGTGTTGGTGTTGAAATTCCTGTCGCACATCCAAGCGGAGTTTCTGGTGGTGGTGGCACGGGCGCAGTTGGCATTGAAGCTCTTGAGATATCAATTAATGAAACTGGAGTTGGTGGTACGGGTGCAATCGGCACTCCGATATATATTGCTGATTTACAAGCTGGCGTTTCTGGAGTTGCTGGTGATGGTGAAACTGGATCAGAGGCGATAGAGACGAACAAAAATGCCACTGGTCTTGCTGGCACAGGTGCCGTTGGTGCAGAAATTGTTCAACTCTTCCCAAGCCAAAATGGAGTTTCTGGCTCTGGAGGGGTCGGATCAGAAAACATTGATATATCATCAGCAGCCTTATCAGGCGTTTCTGGCACAGGTGATGTTGGCACAATAACTGAAGAAGGAACTGAAGAAACTACTGGAGTTTCTGGAACAGGCGGCGTAGGCGCTGAAGCAATTCAGCTAGAAATTGTCGAAGTTGGTGTATCTGGAACAGGTGGTGTTGGTAATGAAAGCATCCAAGCGGATGCGACTATAACAGAAACTGGCGTCAGTGGCACAGGAGCGGTTGGATCAGAAACACCAGAGCTATCAATCGCTGAAGCTGGGGTCAGCGGCACAGGAGGCGTTGGAAGTGCTGTGCCAGAAGAAGAGTTTGGCTGGGGTGTTGGAACGTGGGGTGATGGGGCTTGGGGAGACATTGCTGGCAGGCCACATCCATCTGGTGCAAACGGCACAGGCGGCGTTGGGACGGTTGATGTCTTGTTGATAACAACTTGGGGGCAAGGTGGCTATGGTGAAGGACAATGGAATTGAGGATAAATAAATGAGTTACACAACACTCAAAGCCCAAATCCAAGATTTTTTGGAAGATGACTCAACAGAGTTTGTCGCATCAATTGATACGATAATAGCGCAGGCTGAAGAAATGGTATTTCAGCGACTGCCAAATTTGCCATGCTTTCGGGCGACATCTAGCGCGGCTAATCTTGTGGTAGGCACAGCGTCATATACAATACCAACAGCGCGGATGATCCGACAAGTGTCAATCACAAACAGCAGTATTGTGACATATCTTGATCATAGAATTGATTCATATCTGCGGGATTATTGGCCCAATTCAACAACGCAAGGCACTCCACGAATGTACAGCACAGATAGTGCAGGAACGGCTGGGACAGTCATTACATTAGCGCCGACACCCTCTGCGGCATTGGCCTATAGCGTAGATTTTATCGCCCCTGAGACGGGGCTAAGTGATGCCAATCCAAATACTTGGATTGACACTAACGCCTCCACAGTTCTTCTTGCTGCGGCTCTGTACGAGGCTTCTGCGTTTTTAAAAGCGCCAGAAACTTTATCTCTGTATAAAACCCAGTTTGACGAAGCAGTCCAACTTACAGTACAAGAGATGCAACGTGACTACGCAGCAGAATACAATGGAGGCATATAATGGCTATAACACAAGCAATGAGTACGCTCTTTAAAAAAGACGTATTGTTGGGCGACCATCATCTTGACAGCGATAGTATTTATATTGCGCTGTATACTAGCAGCGCAACACTGAGCGCAGCGACAGATGGTTATATAACCAGCAATGAAGTTGCCAGCGGCAACGGATACACAACAGGTGGCAACGCATTGTCTAGCAAAGCGGTCACTGAAAACAGCACAAGTGGTGTTTTTGATGCGGCTGATCCAGAATGGACAAGCGCAACATTTACAGCCCGTGGCGCTTTGATTTACAACAAAACGCTAGGCGATGCATCTTCAAACGCAAGAGGCGCAATTGCCATTCTTGATTTTGGCGGTGACTTTTCTGTTTCTGGTGGTACTTTTAAAATTGTATTCCCAGCAGCAACTGCAAACAATGCAATTGTAAGGATCGACTAAAATGGCTTCAACCTATG